CTTTTGTAACGATGTTGAAGCGGTTCAAAATGGCGTTGCTGACGAGGTTGTAGGCAAACGGGTTGCGGCTTACGTCAGAGCGCATATCAGCGCACATAGAAGTTGCAGCACTATGCGCGTTTGGCGAAGGCGCAACCTGCGCCCACATCTGCCTGTCGATAACTTTCTTGAATGTGTTAGCCATGGTTGCTCCTTATGTAATTCGGGCGCGGACGGTATCAGCCCACGCAGAGAGGTTAGCGCCGTAAACTTGGATGCGGCCTTGCAGCGTGTCAACGGTGGACAGGTTGGTTAGCGTGCCGACGGTCGTGACGGTCGTGACGGTAGAGACAGTCGTGATCGTGCCGCTTTCAATAACATTCGTCCCACGCTGGCGTTGCAACGATTTATCATAGCCTTGCGGGGCATTGAGCGCATTGAGAACGCGCTGCAATAGCAAGACGGCATCTTGATCTGCAACCGGCTGGACAGTCGTTGCGTCATCAACGAAAATCTGCAGCTTATCCCCTGCGCTCATCGCAGTGGTGTTAAAGTCCAACGTCAGAACGGAGCCTGTTATGCTTCCGCCCATCGTCGGGTCTGCGAAATTATAGATAATCGCATTGGTCGTGACATTCGTGACCAGCAGGATTTGCTCAAGCGAATATGCCTTGTCGAAGGTTATCGTCTTGGCTGTTGGGTCAAATGTGTATGTGGTAACGAGCGTTTTCATTTTAGCCCCCTAATGCGATTGATATAGCGACCACTTGGGCAAGCGTCACCCCACCACCGCCGCCACCGCTTCCATTTGCCGCTGCTGTGATGCGGCCCTTGCTGTCAACCGTGATGTTGGCATTGGTGTAACTGCCAGCAGAAACCGCCGTGTTGGCAAGCGTTACCGATATTGAAGTTGAGCCACTGCCGGTTGCGTCACCGCTGACAGTGATTGTCTGGTTTTCGCTGATAAAGCCACTTGGATTGGCCGCGCTGTATGGAGTGTAGCCCAGCGCCGTTGCAATCGACTTGTTTTCCCAAAGGCTCGTCGTCGTGTTGTAAAATAGGCCATCGTTGTTCGCTGGGGTTTGCGCCGAAACATCGTGCAACTCATCCATTTCATAGCCGTTTTGCACTTTGACGAACAGTTTGCCCTGCGTCGGGTGGGCGTGTTCGACGACAGCGACATAGACTAAATGGTTTGGCGCATAAGGCTTTGTCGCCGTCAGCGTCCCAGCCGTTGTTGGGCTAAGATATAATTGAGCGCCGTCAGAATATGCAGAGGTGTTGAGATTGTTAATTGTCCCGATCAGCGTGACGTTGCCATTCGCATTGTTGGCAATGTCAGCCGTGACCAATCCCAAGGTCTGCGCGGATGTCGCATCGCTGGTAGCAATTGCCTTGCTGACGGTTGAAATCTGGCCGGTTGCGCCGCTGATATAGACCGCCGTGCCTTTGGTCAGTGTTGCGCCAGTGGTATTGCGGACAGGGACCAAGACGGAGTTTGTTGCAGCAGCCACAGGCACCGACAAATCAATTTCCGTTGTTCCGGTAATTATGACGGAGCCGTCAGCGGATGCGAATGTCGGCGCGGTATATGATACCACCCCCGTAACGCTGTCATATCCCAAAGAGCCGCTTGCGCTGATTGCAGAACGCGCCCGATCTATCTTGAAATAAAGATTGGTCGAGCCTTCCGCTAACCCATCCGTATTGCTTGGGCCTGCTGAAATCTCAATGTAGACCGTCCCGCTCCAGCGATAGGTCTTGTTGGTGTCGAGCGCGATGTAAATGATGCCGGTTGCGCCAGTTGCCGGGAATGCGGAAACAGATGCAAATTCCAGAACGTCATCAACGAAGCTGGGAAGCTGGGTCGAAGGCACCTTGCCGCTGCCGTCCAAGGAGGCGTAACCGCCTGCAATGCCCTTGTTGGCCGTGCTTTCGGACGTATAGCCAAGCGCATCAACAATATCGACGCTGGTTAGAACAACGTCACCACTGCGCGTGTTGAACGTCGAAACGCCAGCGCCAGCACCGCCGCCGCCACCACCGCCGCCGCCCAATCCGCCAACCAGATTGTTAAGCTTTGGCAACTTAACCTTAAATTCGCTGCCGTCTGTAAGGGTAATCCAAAACCCATCAGGCTCTCGCTGCTCAATTAGCGCGATGCTGGTGCCATCGCGGCCATCTTTGCCGTTCTTGCCGTCTTTGCCGTCCTGACCGTCTTTGCCGTCCTTGCCGTTCTTGCCATCCTTACCCGCAGGTCCGGTTACAAGGGATGCGTTGATGGTCAGCCACGTGTCGACAGCCAATTCAATTTCGGCAGCAGTCGGGGCGCGGCCATCCTTGCCGTCTTGTCCGTCCTCACCGTCAAGGCCATCGTCGCCCTTATCGCCCTTGAGGCTGGCGATATTGATGTTGGCCCATTCATCAACAAGGCGCTCTGAGTTGCTGGCGAGCCAGTTCGCCGTCGCGGTATAAATCGCAACGGAATTGACAGGCGTTTCTTGCTTGCCCTCAACCGCAGCAATCTTGCGGGAAAGCCGCTCGATCGACTGAACAAGAGCTTCGATTACGTCTTGGCGAACCATATTCAAAGCCCCAAGCGAGAGCGAATGGATTGAAGCAACGTATTGTCCTCAGGCGTAGGATTGTCAATCTGCTGGTTATCCATCATGTCAGCGTCAAGGCTTGGCCCGCGCTCATCAATCTCCGCTTCATACTGTTCATATGTCATATCGCGGCGAACAAGCTCGCCACGCTGCATATTATCAAACAGGACCGAAAGCGGCATGACATCGTTTTGATACGCAGCAACGAGCGCCGTCAGCATTTGGGGCTGCATCTTGGTCGCGCCGAAGTCGGTATTGAGCGAAAACTCAACATCCTGAGGAGCGCCCACCCATTCGGCCATCCAGTTCAAGCAACGCTTAATGCCGTCAGATGCAGACCGAGCGATTGATGCAAGCACAGACCGCTCGTTGGTAAAGCGAAGTTCAACCGTCTGGAATGCCTCGCCGCGTCGGCCCTCATCCACCAGCATTCGAGCGCCAAGAACAGCCATGCGCTGCTCCTTGTCCTTCATCGCCTCGCGCAAGGTGCCAAGGCCATCGCCCTTAAATTCGAGAAACTCAGCCTTTGCGCTGGGGTCAGGGAATACCCAAGCGGATTGCGAACCGATTGAAAGCGTCTGGCCTTCATCAAGCTGGACGCCAGCAACGTAAGGCGTCGGCAGTCCGGTGAAGTGCAAGCCATGCTCATAATCAGCGCCGTTGCGATAATGGGCAAGGTTCGTGTCCACCAAATCCAACAGGGGCGGCTTCTGGACATCAGGGTCGCAGCTATTTGCCCCAAGGATGGTGAACGGGATAAAGCGCATTGGTGCGCCCTTGATCTGCGGATAAACCTCGCTCTTAACTGCGCCTTCGTCGTCCATGATGCGGACGCGGTAACCTTCCTGCGTCAGGTCAAGAACGCGGTATTGTATGCCCTCTTCCGCTGTAAATTCGTTCTGATATTCCTCGACAATTTCACGCAGAACAACAAGCGTTAGCATCCGCGCACCATTGATAATGCTTGTGCGCCAGTTGATGAGGTTTTCGGCGCTATACCAGCGCAGGAATGGGCGGGCATTCATCGCCTCGGCCATCGCAACCGTGATATTGGCTGGAATGCCTTGCGGGTAATCGACCATGATGCCCACGCGGCCCACGGCAAGCTGCTCCTCAACGATCTGTTCGCTAAACTCGCGCAGGTTCGTGTCTGTTAGCGTGATGTCGTCGGCATAAGGCGCAATCGCTGTCGGCAGTTCATATTGCGGATCTTTGGCAAAGATTAGCCCGGTCAGAGCATCAAGTGTGCGGCCTGTCGCGTTGAAGAATGCAGCCCGTTCCTGATATGCCAGATATTCGCCATCCGACTGCCCAACCAAGCGCGGCAGATAAATATCGGAGTTGTATGTGGTGTTATAGAGCGAGCCAACGAAACGCTCGCCGGTCTTTCCGTTCTGGATGATTGCATCCTTGCCCGAAATGACATCGCGGCACCTGCGCCACTTCCACTTATACGCATCATATTGGCCGTGGGTGTTGGTGACTGACATATAGCAATCCCTTAAGTCTGCATCCGCATTAGCATATTACACGTTTGTAGCCAATCTCCCATGATTGGGATGGAAGCCGTTTTCCAATTCTGCCGCCTTTCGAGCATTTGCTGCATCATGCAAATTTGCAAACGAGCCAATGTGCGTTTTTTTGCCATGGCTTTTAATTTCAGCAATCCATTTCCGATTGGCGGAATGCCACCAAACGCCAGTGCAGCCAGACGTGTTATTTCCTTTGATTTTGCAATTTGTGTTATTGCCGTAACGGTTAACAATCCTCAGATTTTCAATCATATTGTTTGATGGGTTGCCATCAATGTGGTCGATAAATTTATCCGGCCATTCTCCAAAATGCAAAGCCCATGCGAGCCTATGACCAAGATATAATTTATCATGCAATCTGATGACGCGATAACCATCAGCCCTAAAGCAGCCAGCAGATTTGCCTGCAAATTTTGTGTTCCATATCTTTTGAAACTTCTCGGCTCGGAAATGGCAAGCGTCTCGGCGCTTCCAGATAAATTCGCCATTTTCTGGGGAATAATCTATAAATTGACCTGCATCATAGCAGGAAATATAATCATCATTCGACATATTAGCACCTCATTGCTTTTGTGTCCGAAGCGTGACGGGTGGTGCCGTCACGCTTCATATGCCTTTAATTACGTTAAAGGTCAAATTCCACCTAATTTTGCAAAACTGACTGTCCTGCGTGTGACGCCATAATAATAATTTATAAAATATCCCAAAGCGTCTGTCGCGTGGTCAAGCCCGTGCATTTTGTCAGGTTCACCATTCTTATTATATGATTGCTGCTCAAGCGCCTCTACGAGGGAAGGGCAGTTGTCTGGGTTAACAAGCAAGCGCCTGACGCCCTGATTGTGTATCATTTGATTGACCGACATTACCCTGTCTTTAACGGCTGGGTTTTTGGCAGGTGCTAAAACCGTAAATCCAGCCGCTCTGAGCAATGAAATATCTGACAAACTTGCGTTTATTGATTTGGTCGCGCCACCAGAAGCGTCAGGGTAAACTGTAATCGAATGGCTATCATATCTTGATTTAATTGCGGCAATTATCGCTGGCGTGTCCCTAATTCCGGTTATCTCATTAACGGCAAATGGGTTGTCGTTTCTGCGAACCAAAACAATAGCAGTGCAGTTCCCAACGTTGAAGTCCAATGCAATATGCAAATGCTCTCCCGGTTGGATGTCTGCATCAGAGCCGTTCAAGGCGCGGTCAAACTCCGCATAAACGCTGCCGGATGTCAGATTGACAAACTCGCCGTCCAGATAGGCGGCAAGCTGGCTGCTGGAATAATCGTTCCGCAGTTGATCGATATACCCTGCCGGAAGGTAAGGGTTGCTCGTTGTCGGCGCTCTAATCAGTTCATATCCAGAGCGTCCACCCTTACCCCATCGTTCATAGACGAAGCGGAAGCCCTCAGGCGTTGATGCCGCTGCAAGTGTGTTAATTGATGCGTCTGGCTTGAATTGACGGCAACGTGCAAGCATTTTCGACCAGACATCAGCCGCATGGTCTTTCTTGAGCGTGTCCAATTCGTCAATGACGCCATCAGCCACTTCAAAGCCAACCATGCGCTCCGGGTTGTCGGCAGACCTAAAGATAATCTGCGAAGCGTTCTCAATCCGTAAGGTGCTATCGGATTTGTTCAATTCGTATTGGATGCCCCAATCATCCAGCATTGAGCAAAAGCGCGGCCATGCAATCAGCTTCACAAGGTCATAAGTTGGCTCAACAAAGCCGAAGTTCATGCCCGGATAATTTAGCGCCTTGATGAGAAGCCGCGCAACCGCAGCCTGAGACTTACCCGCGCCATATCCCGCAACCATGCAAGGGTGAGGCGCATCGCTGAAAACGAAACGCTCTTGTGGCTCAGTCAGGGTTAGTTTGATCTGTGGCACTGGCTCTTTCAACGACAAGGCGGAACGTGTTGTCGGTCGTTTTGATATTCATGTGCGCAGGAAGCACCTTCCCCAGAAGGGTCATGTAGGATGCTGGCTCCTTGATTGCCATTAGCGCCAGATACTCAGCGCCGCCGACTTGCTCAAAACTCGCTTCGATGGCTTCCCGAATGGTCTTGGTGACTTTGTTCTGCGTCCCCTTGGCCCTTCCGCCTGTTTTGGGGATGCCCTTTGGCCTTCCAGCCATATCAATTCCCTTCTAGTTTAGAAATGCGTCTAACAGCTTTGCATATCATGGCGCTATGAATAAGTCACCCTGTCGCTGCGCATCCTCAATGCGCTTGCAAGCGATTTCAAAATATTTTGGCTCTCGCTCAATGCCTATAAACTTGCGGCCCATCTGGACGGCTGCAACGCCGGTTGTCCCGCTACCCATGAAAGGGTCTAGGATGGTTTGGCTTGGCTCTGGAAGGTGTCCAATGCACCATTTCATAACACCGACAGGCTTCTCCGTAGGATGGTTTCTTATATCCCACTGCCCTGCCTTGCGGCTCATTTCGCCTTGTCGGATAAATCCATTCCATGTCCATTTTATGCGGCGCACTGCTTTTGGCAGATTAGTCCACGCAAGTTCGCAATCTGCAAAATCATTTGCCCCGTTGTCTTTATCCCATACAAGCCAGCAAGACGCCGCAGGGCAATCGTAATAATTGCCACCAAAGATGATTTGCCAGAGACCTGCAGCCCGCACCATTGCCATAACCTCAGGCGGGATAGGTTCATTGTCCCAATCATCATTGCCGTAATCAATGGCAGCAGCCAACTTACCACGTGTCTTTGCCTTTCCCGCCGCTTCCCCAATCCCATAAGGCGGGTCCGTCACAACAGCGTCAACCTTGCCCAAAGTCGGCAGGATGTCGCGGCAGTCGCCCTGATAGAGCGTTGCGTTTCCTATGATTGTTGGATTTGTCATTTCTGCGCCAGTGTTTCCCGCGCAAGGTGCATTGGCTTGGGCCATCCTGCTGCAATGCGCTTTAGTGCAGCCTCTAGCCTCTCAATGCGCTTGGCCTGTTGCTCGTTGGTCATTTCAGCAGCCAATGCATGATGGCGTCATACAGGTCCATCTTGTCGTTGAAGTCCCAAAATAGCAGGAAACAAACGCCGAAAAAGCCAATTCCGCTTCCGACTGTAATATTGCTGTCTTTCATTTCAAATGCTCCTTTGCTTCGATGTTATCACGGAGGCGCACACCATCTGGCCACACCTCACGCAGATACGCCACGACCTTGGCGCGCTCCTCTGCGGCTGCCTGTTCGCGGTGGCGCTGGACAACGATGCGGATGTCTTCGTAGATGTCGGTCATTGCTCTGCCTTTCCTGCTAGGGCTGCGCGGGCAATTGCAGCTTTCCTTGACGCCTCATAGTGATGCGCCGCAAGTTCCTTGCGCTTGCGCGAACACTTGGGAGTGGCGGTCATACGTATGAACAACTGCTTTGCTTCTATCGCAGCTTCACCACCAAATACGCCCAACGCCCCACGCAGCCGCTCAATCTCCGCCGCTTGGGCTTCGACCTTGGCGACATACTCGCACTCGTAACCGAAGGCAGGGCAGCGTCCGTACTCGCTCATTGCTCTGCCTTTCCTGCTAGAGAGTGCCACGCCTGCCACGCTTCCGTATAGCCGCAGTTACAAGGCCCCTTTGCCCATCCCTTGACGCAATCACAGGCGTCTTCGTGACCTGCGTAGAACCCTAGATCATTGCCAGCCTCACGCAGCCGCTCAATCTCTGCCGCTTGGGCTTCGATGCGGCGGTTCCAGACAGTTGCAGCAATGTCCGCACTCTCGTGGTGGCAAGTTCCGCATCCGCAGTTGTCGTCAAGGCATTCGATATGCCATGTCTCGCCAATCCACTTGTTCTGATGATGGAAAACCTTTGGCTCACCTCCGCAGAACGGGCAGCGTTTCAGATCATCAGTCACTCCACCCCCCTCAACGCTTGAAGCTCAGTGTAGATCCACTGTAGCGTTACCTTATCGTCCAAATCCATGACGGCGCAGATCCAACCTAGCCGGTCTTTGATGCGCTCAATATCTGCCGCTTGGGCTTCGATCTGTTCAATGCAGTCGGGGCAGTTCCCTCTGTCGCTCATTTCCCAAACCCCTCTTCCCGTCCGTGATTGACATGAAATCCGTAATCAACTTCCGCCTTCTTGCGGGATGCAATCGCGTCTTTCATGTCATCAAAATACCCAAGAAAAATGCACCGCTTCTGGTGAACCAATTGCGCCTGCCACCGTCCCCGTTTGGACGCATACGTCACGCCGGTCACTCCGCTGCTATTTGCGCTGCTCAGCTTTGCGTTTTTTGCATTGTCTGAAACAGTAACAACCCGAAGGTTTGCGATCCTATTGTCCGCACCGTTCCCGTTGATGTGGTCGATCACACCAGTCGGCCACTCGCCATAGTGCATAGCCCAAGCAATCTGATGCGCGTGATAATTCACACTATCAATCGCCCCCTGCCTGTAGCGCCCGCCGGAAACGTAAGTAAACGCCTCCTTGTTAGCCCACTGCGTGTTCCAACTAGCGGGATGCCCATCGTAGAACCGCCATACCAAACGGCCTGTGTCGGGGTCATAATCCAAACGCTGCTTTAAGTAGCTTACGTCATGTTTCATTCTCCGAACCCTTCCAAATATAGTTCGATGGCGCGGATGCAGGCCGTCTCCGGCCAATCGTCAGGCCGCTGCTCTCGCATCGCCTCCCGCGCACACAGCAGCTTGCGATCAGCGGGCGGCTGCTCGTATTTCTGGATCATGTCGCAGAGGGCGCGGAAAGCTTCGTTGTGTTCATAATCGTAAGGGCGAATGCGTTCCGGGTCCATGTCCGGCCCCCATCCACACCGCTTCGCGCCTTCGATCAGCACCCAGTCTTCTGGTGTATCAGTCATGTCACTCCCCTTTCTTATTTCTTGCGCTTTGCGAATTTGCCATCAGGCCCGCGTGTCGGCTTGCTTGATGCCTTTTGCCTTGCCTCGCCAATTATGAAACCGGAGCAGAAAGCTGTCGCTGTCATTAGAAAAAATATCGCAATATCCATTTGCCTATCTCCTCAATATCGGGCTTCCCAAACTTCACCATTGATGCTTGGCACAAAACCCGCCTGCATCGCCTCGACAGCGACACCAACCGCTCCGGGCATTGGCGTCTCGCCAGCCTCCCATCGCCTCAGATTGCGCTCTCCATTAGCGCCCATCCGCAAGGCGTCGGCAAGGTTGGACAACGACATACCCATTGCCCTCCTTGCCTTCGCCAAATCCTTTCCCGTTTCGATCACGGCAGGACCGCCATAAGGGCCAAAAACACCACTGGTGCGGCAATGATGAAGGCCAAGCCATAAGCCTTATCGGCTGCTGGCATATCGCGCCAAACGGCTGCAATCAGGTTAAGTTCACGCATCGTCGTTTTCATCCTGCATTTCTTTGTCGCTCAGTTCGACAATTTCAGCAGCCGGAAGTGGCCGCATCAAATCGAGCGACAGATTAAAATATTTTCTGCCTTTGTCGGCGTCGATAATGTCAACAGTGGCCGGTGACATATCGCCGCAATCCCAGCCGAAGCCGTCAGCGGCAAAAATCACCGCATCGCTGTTTGCGTCGATATAGGCTTTCTCGACCTTCTCGTTTCCAGCGATGCGCGCTTGGATGTATTCGTCTGTTAGCTTTGCCATTTTACTCTCCTGTGTAGTGAGGGCCGAAGCCCCCGGTTGCTAATTAGCGGGCGATGTTGGTGACGCCCCCGCGTGGGCCGACCTGAACGTGAGCTTCGTCGCGCGCAAAGATAGCAGCCAGTGTATGCTCATCGTCGGGCAGGCCAGCTTCGACATACAGCGTGACGTAGCTGTAACCGTTGTAGCGGGTCATCTTGAGCGTCTTGATCTCCTTGCGGCTTCCAACGGTGTGAGCGATGACGCGCTCTGCGGCCTTGCGCTGGGCGGTGGTGAGGTCGTCAAGCGTGACAACCTTAGTGGCTGCTTCCATTTCGGCGATGAGGATGTCGAGGTCGGTCATTTCGATGTCTCCGTGTTGGCGGGCTTGATTGCCCTGTTGACCCCTCTGCTTCTAAACATCTGACCAACCATGTCAAACGCTAAATGCAAAATAATTAGATTAGTCGCTCTTTTTTACCCGATAAATCAGAATATCCCCGCGCCTTGGCTTCGGCATAAACATCGTTGATGTCCTCTGTGATGCCCTGCTTTTCCGTTTCTAAATTCTCAATGCGCTCAATCAGCAAGCGCAATTCGTCTGCTGCAACATTC